AGTTTTTATTAAGTGTATATTTTGATGAACAGGAAGATTGTTATACGCATAAAAGAATAGAAGAAGAATTGGAGAAGACATACACTAAATCTGAGACAGCAAGGAAGAGTGCACAAGCCAGATGGGATAAGCAATCTATGCAAACGCATAGCAAATGCAATGCGAATGGTATACTACCCAATACCCAAAACCCAATACCCAGTACCCAAAACCCAATACCCAAAAACCACACTACGCTATCGCTAGAGGAGCAGGAATTGTGTGATAAAACTTTTATAGATTTTTGGGATATATATCCTAAGAATGAAAGAAAGATTCGCAAGAAAGCGTGTGAGGAAAAGTGGAAGAAGAAGAAACTTTATAAGATCGCAGATAAAATAATAAATCATATTCGACAAATGAAGAATAGCGATCAATGGAGAAGAGGTTTTGCTCCCGGACCTATTGTGTATATTAATCAAGAAAGATGGTTAGATGAAATTGAAAAAGAAATGACATTAGCAGAGAAAATGATGAGGGCAGGTAAATGAATGTTCCTTTAACTACTGGTGAAGTCATGAAAAATTTAATTGTCACCAAAAAAGATGTTGATGAATATACAGGTCTTCATCAAACTGATTTTAAAATTAAATCTTTAGATACCTTTGCCGACAGTGTTGTTAAGTATTATACAACTGATTCAACAACTGGATATACATTGCCTTGGCAAAGAACACAGGAAGATTTTTTAATACGTAAAGGAGAATTAACTGTAGTTCAAGGTGTTTCAGGTCATGGTAAATCTATGTGGTTAAATCAAGTAGCACTTTATTTGCTAAAACAAACTAAAGTTTTAATAGCTTCATTTGAGATGAGACCTGAGATCACTGTAACACGTATGATATTGCAAACTGGTAATAGTCATCCAACAGAACAGTACATAAGAGAGTTTTGTGCTAAGTATGGAGAACAACTGTTTATTTATGATCAAGAAGGATTGACTCAAAGTGTTGATATTTTTGCTACATTAGTCTATGGATCCGAAGTAGAGAAAATTGATTGTTTTGTTATAGACTCACTCATGAAAGTTTCAGATGTCCCAGAGGATGACTATGATAAGCAAAAGAAATTTATTGATCAATTGGTAACACTTTGCCGGGATTTACAAATTCATGTTTTTCTTGTTTGTCATACCAGAAAGACTGATGAATACGAACCACCCAATGCTCAAAACATTATGGGTTCAAGTCACATTAGAAACTTAAGTGACAATATTGTGTGCGTATATAGAAATAAATCTAAAGAGAAAGATATTATTTTAGAAGGTGCAGATCCAGAATCTCTTAAATTCAAACCTGACTGTATGGTATATGTGCAAAAGCAACGTAACTTTCCATCTGAACCAATGTGGAATTTTTGGTTCAATAAAACAACTTTAAGATATAGGGATAAGCCATGAACAAATTAAATGAAGAGTTAAAAAAGTTTATTAAAACATTCATAAACGATGTAGAATTAGATATTAAAAGTTTTAAAATAATTAAGAATGGTATAGTTTTAGAATATACGAGGGAGAATAGTAATGATAAATTTCATCTTAACAAAAAATAATCATCAAGTATTTTATGATTTAATTAATAAGTTAGACAAAGATAAATTTTATCAAATCACTGTAAAAGAAAGAAAAGTGCAAAGATCTACTGATCAAAACAAAAGATTATGGATGCTATATACTACCATTGGCAATGATATTGGATATAGTGCAGAAGAAATGCACGAACTTTTAACTTATAAGTTTTTATCCAATGAAAAAGTCATTAATGGTGAAAAAATTGTACATGTGCCATCCACTTCAAAACTTTCTGTAGATGATATGATCGAATATCAAAAACAAATTGAATTTTGGGCCTCCACTACATTTGGAATGCAATTTAAAGATTGATTGGATTGAGCCCTTATGTATAGAAATAAAAAATTATTAGAAGCAATACGTAATTTACCTTGCATGAATTGTGGTGCTAATGATGGAACAATTTGTGCTGCCCATCGTAATCAAGGTAAAGGGATGGGTTTAAAAAATTCAGATGCTTTAGTTTCTGCACTTTGTTATCAATGTCATCATGAATTAGATAATGGTATGAAATTAAATAAAGATGAAAGAAGAGCATTATGGGATCAAGCATATATCAAAACTATGCAATTTATGATTGAACAAGAGATACTAAAATTAAAATGAATTATTTATCAGTTTGTAGTGGCATTGAAGCGGCAACTGTTGCATGGCATGATTTAGGATTTGTTCCAGTTGCATTTTCTGAAATAGAAAAATTTCCAAGTGAAGTTTTAAAATATCATTATCCAGATATTCCTAATCTTGGAGATATGACTAAATATAAGGAGTGGGATTTTGAAAACAGATCAATTGGACTTGTGGTCGGAGGAACCCCATGTCAATCATTCTCAGTTGCTGGACTTAGAAAAGGGCTCGAAGACCCAAGAGGAAATCTTGCACTTACATTTTGTGGAATTCTTGATAAGTTTAAACCACAGTGGTTCGTCTGGGAAAATGTTCCGGGTGTCCTCAATTCTTCAGGAGGAAAAGATTTTGGTTCCTTCCTCTCAGCGTTGGCTGAACTCGGGTATGGGTATGGGTACAGAGTGCTTGACGCTCAATACTTTGGAGTACCACAAAGACGCAGAAGAGTGTTTGTTGTCGGATATTTTGGAGATTGGCGACCTCCCGCAAAAGTTTTATTTGAGTCCGAAAGCTTGTCAAGGGATACTCAGAAGAGCAAAAAAGAGAGAGAAAAAACTACCACTAACATTGGAAGTCGCATTACAAAAAGTAGCGAACCAAAAGCTATTGTAGAAAAATTAGCATATGCTGCAAATACTGGGCCTACTTTAACATCTAGTGCTGCTGGGATCAGTAGGGTTGGAAATGATACAACGGCAGATAGTCAATATATTGCGTATTCATTACAAGGAGGTGGATCAACATCTCAATCTGGAAATGGATTAGGCATCAATGCAGAAAAATGTTTTACTTTAAATACTACAGATGTGCATGGAGTAGCAGTTGATGTTTATAATCAAACTATCGATGGTCATATTTCTTCAACCGTTACTGCTGCCACTGGTGGAACAAACACAAGTGGACCAAAAGCAATCACTGATATGAGAGTGAGAAGATTAACTCCAATTGAATGTGAAAGACTACAAGGATTTCCAGATAATTATACTAACATTAAGACGGATTGCCCTGATGGTCCCAGATATAAGGCATTAGGAAATAGTATGGCAGTTCCAGTCATGAAATGGATAGGTCAAAGAATTACCCTTCATTATACTATGTAATATAATTGAGTATGTTTGAATTCATACTTGTTGTATATATCACAAAACATTCTGCCCCGGAATATGTTGGCAACTTTGAAAGTTGTACACATGCCAATGTTTATGTTGAAAAACATTATAAAAATGTACACTATACAACTTGTTTGCACGAAAATTACATACATTTACCAAAAGATTTAATTCGTAGAAATATCAAAACTGAAATACGCTTGGATTGAGCTTTTACCAAGATTTTTTATAAATTAGATTGAGCCCTAAGGAGGATTTTATGAGTAAGGGAAGTAGTAGACGACCGACTGACGATAAAAAATATGAAGAAAACTATAATCGAATTTTTAGAAAAAAAATAAATGACAAGCCCAACCCAATTAAGTCTAAATAAATTAAAGAAGGAAGGATTCGAAACGATTCAAGTAGTCGAGGTATGGATTCCATTCTCTCGAACTCGAAGAGATCTTTTTCATGCTTGGGATATCCTTGGAGTTAAGGATGGAGAAACCTATGCGATTCAAACAACAACAAAAGCAAACATTAACGCAAGGATTAAAAAGATCGAGGACAACGAGCACCTCGCAAATTTAAGAAAAGCGAATTGGAACCTTATAGTTCATGGATGGCACAAAGTCGGAAGATTTTGGGAGTGTAAAGAAGTAAATTTGAGCTAATAAGTAAGCCTCAACCTATCAAAAAAAATGCAACCTAGGGCTATTGTGGAGGAAGTTTTTAATGGAAAAAGCACGATTAATCGAAATTTTA